TAGCGGTGCTTGGCGCTGTGCATCAATTGCATATGTGGCTGTTCGGCAGCCTTGACGGGCTCCCAACCTTCGCGGAATTTGGAGGAAACATTCATGGCGTCATCGTTGCCCAGTGTGCTGGTACGAATCCAACGATATGCCCACCCTTCGTCAGGAATGACTTCGGGGAGCAATTGCGGCGGCGTCCACTTGGTGGGACGCTCCACTTTGGAACGAACTTCAGTCTCACGATTTACACGATTCTCAGCCATTTGATTTCCTCATTTGTTCAGCAACCTGCTTGGCATACAGTTCCAGAGGAACATTCAGCCGCTTGGCGATAGCCACTTGTGTACTAGTCAGCACGATCTTTTTAGGCGCGGTGCTGCGTTGAGCAGAAGCAACGACATTGGACTTTTTCTTTTCCGAAGGGAACGCATTTGGAAAACTGTCCCGCATTTCTGCGTTGATTCGCTGGTAGTACTCGTCACTAGTCGGGTTGACTCCATCTTCCACAAGTTCCTGATGTACCGCTAACGCGAAAGCAGTTAGTTTCTTGTTCTCTCCAAACCACGGATTGGCATCCTGCCACGCACGGGCTTTCTGATCGAACTGGACTTCAGGTTGTTGCTGATATGTTGGTTGTACCTCAGTTTCTTTCGGTTGTAAAGCAGGTTTGAAACTATTTACACGATCATCCTTGATTTTTGCTGCAAGAAGTGCTTCTTGAGCAACGATAAGGGCTTCGGAATCACCTGCTTCATACGCCGCTTTGTACTGCCGCTTCGCGTCCTCAATCTCGCTAGTGATGACCTTTTTGGCTTGCTCAATCAGAGCAGCCTGACCTTCACCGAGGTTACTTTGAAGGCGTTTGTTATCTTCCATCACCTTTTGAGCAAGAGAAATGGCTTCCTCACGCTCACGCATTGCCGCTTCTTTGGCCCTGCGCTCTTCGTGATACCCCTTGCTAAAGTGCTGGATACGCTTCTTTACCCCTTCACTGTACTGCTCCAACTCATCGTCGGTAACTTCAGCAGGAGGTTCTTTCATGGGGGGACGGCCACGATCCTCTTCGGGCGTGTCATCCACCACTTCAATTTCTACTTCTTCCGCATTGTTTACGGCTGAAGGGTTCTGAATTTCAGACTCGTCTGGAAATTTGAATTCACTCATGCTTAACTCCTAGTGATGCCACGGGGGTCTTCGACAGTGGCTTCAACGGAATCATCATTGATGAGTCGCATCTCTTGGCCGTGAATCTTGACTCGGGTTCCCGTATTGGGTCGAACAAGGATGAAGTCACCCACTTTGCAACTCGGGCCACTAGGGAAACGAGACTTATCTGCATAAGCGTCTGGCCCCAGCGCAACCACAAACAGCACAGGCGACATCACTTCTTCAAAGTGCATGGTCTGCCCGGATTTCACGATACCGCTGTCGTATGAATCCTCGATCTCAGGGAGGGCGCACAGAATATGGTACGTGGCGGGTGCGGGAAGTTGCTTTGCCTTTTGCTCTGCCAAGGTTGGCAGGATGGTCGGCGTGGCTCCTTCATGGGACGCGATCAAAATTTCACTCATCATCTTCCTTCTCAAGTTTACGCACAAGGTCAATTACGGTTTGCTGTGCAAGGGAAAGACCCCGGATTTCCCCACACATACTCCGATACTCGGAGTATTCTTTCGCGCTACCTTCGATAAGGGCTTTCGCCACGTATTCCCGGCGTTCTTCAATATCTTTCAAGATGATCTCAAAGTACTTGTTCATGGTTTGTTCGTCTGTTTAGGCTGGTTAGCCTTGATCATGTCAACACGCAACTTCTTATCGCTCTGCTGGCTCTGGGCAGCAACACGTAGAGTGTTTTGGCGTTCTTGAGATTGCAGTCTTGCTTGTTCTTTCTGCGCCTCGATCTGAAGTCGTTGCGATTCCAGTTGCAGTTTTGCCTGTGCAATCTGGAAGTTCCGCTCGTCATCGACGGTCTTGCGCTGAACATCTTGCTGCTGAACTTGAACCGTGGCTTGCTGCAACTGAAGCATCGGGTCTTGGGCTTGCTGCTGCGCTTGCATCTGCTGTGCTTCCTGCTGGTGGACACCCTGCAACTGTTTAGCCGCTTCAGCAACCAAACGAGACATCTGGTTCTCGATCTCAGGCGGCAACTCCATATCAGGAGGCGGCAGCGGTACGCCCAACTGCTCCTCAATCTGCGAGCGGTACGCGAAGGCGAGGTGTTCTGCAATGTGCGCCATGATCGCGCCCTGCATCTGCTGGGCCATCGGGTTCTGACCAATGATCTGCATGATCTTCGGGTCTTGCAGCAGCGCGGTATGCGTAGCGATATGCGCTTCGTGATCCTGATAGATGAACGCTTTGGCTGGCTGGCCCGTCAGGAAGCCCATGTTCTCGCTGACTGGGTCGCGTGGCTTCTGGTCATCCTCCACCGGAACGAGGTCTTCAGCGTTCTTGATACCCAGAACTTCAAGCATCTGCCTGTGCAGTTTCGGCAGGTTGTAAATCTGTGGAGCACCTTGGGCCAACTGGATAGCCGCTTGGTACTGCATGATCCGCTGGGACATAGTTGCAGCATTCGGATCGCTGACAGGGATTACCTCAACGATGTCGTAGTCCGACTGCTTGACTTTTCTGTCCCCGCCGTTCGGCGTGTATGGGTAACTTGTAGGTGTGTCGTCACGGATAATTGCCTTGAGGAGTTTGAACTCCATCCGCAATGACGCATGAACCCGTGCCTGTACTGCACTCATGGTCTTCAACGTGCGCTCCAGCAGAGCCAGCGTCGTACCAACCGGAGCCTGTGCGCTCATGTCGCTGATCTTCATGTCCGAGATCGCGCCCAGTCGCCGCCCTTCGTCGGTGATCTGGTTAAGAAGTTGCAGCAATGTCTGGCTCGGCTCTTTGTACGGCAGCGGCATGATGTTGTCGCGCACCGTGCCTGACGGCACATCCACATCTCGGAACTCGCCCGGAGCAATCGGCGTGTCATCACCTTTAATTCGCAAACCCCGGCTTTTGAGCCCACCCGGAAGGTTGCTCAGAGAGCCAGCGTCCACCAACTGGCGGATCAGGCTAGTACCCGCACGGGCATAACCACCGATCAGGTGGATCAAGCCCAGACCATAAGCACCGAAGCCGGGGATGTACGTGTACTGCACAAAGTGCTGACGCTTGATCTTCAGATCATCATCTTCTACCCAGTTACGGCGGATAGCCAGAACCTCCTGCGTCCCACGCTCGACGGTAATTACGTATGGCAACGCAATGCCATCCTCGTCTTCAAACCCCGGCAAGTCGTAATCCGCATGGATTTCCATCAACTGATACCGATCATCGTCGGTCAGGCTGTAGCCCTGCTCTTCTGCTTTCTTCTTCTCCACATCCGTAAAAATGTGTACCGGGTCGCCCAACTCCACATCCCGATAGAAACCAGCCACCTGTAACTTTTTAACTTCATTTTTGGTCTTACGCATCACATGAGTGACACGCTCCGCGTTATAGATTGTTGACGCGCCATACGGCATAACCATATCTTCAGCCGGGAGGAAGATGGCAACTTGTCGGCCCATCGCTGGATCGAAGTACACCTTCTTGAACGCTGCGCCACTTAGCCCAAGGGAGTACAGCATCCGCTCGTGCTCTGCACGGTACTCGATCATCTCTTCGGTCAGTTTGAAGTTCATGTCATCACGAACTCGATCTGCCGCTTCTTCCTTCATCTTGTCCACAGCCCCAATAATCTGGGTTTTAACCGGGCCTTGAGCGGGGAAAGTCTCAGTAATCATCTCCGCTTGGAACCGGATTGCTGCTTCAGTAAGCAAGGTGGAATACACACCGCAAGCACCAGACCACGGTTCGGTACGTTCCTCGTACTTCATCCCCAGTACTTCCAACCCCTTGACAAACGAGTCCACCCAATCTTTGCGGGAATTGATATCAGCATCCACCAACCCAATCAAATCAGATGAAATACTCTGCAAAGCAGCACGATCCATGTAATCGGCCAGATTCGCATCAAAGGTATCAGACTTGGTGGTATCTGACCCCGGCTCAAGGTCAACAACCACTGACCCATCCTCATCAGGCGCAATCTCAACTTCAATGCTCTGTTCTTCATCT